ACTTCTAAAAAAGTGGTACTCAGCTTGTCCTTCAATAAGATCAATATTAGTTTCTTGAAGTTGCCAATAGTGTATTCCTCTATTGCCCCATTCTTGAAACATTATATTTAATGATCTTCTTCCAGATTTTAATTGATAACCAGTAAGTTCCTGCACACCAATTCGATCATAAGCTTCCTCTAGAATTTCATCTATATAAAAGCTACTCTCGAACGTTGCTGTTCCTGAAGTAGTATTAGGCATATGCTACTCCTTATTAATAATTTAATATCCACTCACAAGTAACTGAAGCACTATCCCCACTAGTACAAGCAGGTAAAGTTGCATTTACATCACCCGTAAAGTTTGTAGCTTTGTTATTTTGAATACCACCTATTGAGCTGTAATCAAAATGACCATCTCCTTCAAGAGTTAGAAAAATAGGGTCTGTTCCTGAATTGTCCCAAGACAACCTCAATGCATCTACTTTTGCTGTTACTGAAACACTATACCAAATTTTATTTAAAGTTGCTGACACAGGTTCTTTACCTGCTGCGTTTGAATAATCTGATATGTCAAGGATTTTTGTTGTCGCACCACTACTGTCTGAAACATTGTTGTAATGAGTAATTACTTTTTTATTTCCTGAAAATAAAGCTGTGCTGCCTTCTTGATTTAATACTACGTCTGCCATTTTGTTTTTCTCCTACTAAAAGAATAGGGGGCATTACCCCCCTACTCAGAGTTTATTTATTACATTACTGAGTAATCTAGTTCTACTGTAAATCGTCCAGCTGAAGCATCACCATTCAATGTAGTTGTTGCAAACGCATATAAGTGTTTGCTAGCAACTGCTGCACTAATGTTTGGTGCAAATACATGAAAAGCCGCTGAATCAAAGTCAAGGTCAACTTCAGTTACTGAGTCTGTTGCAGAAATTCTTGGATTAATAGATGCAACACCTGCACCAACAATTTCAGTTCCAGAAGAAACAGCTGCATTAGTGGCTGTTCCAGAAGTTGCACTTAATGATAAACCTCCAACAAGAGTTGGACCACTAACAGTTGTAACAAGTACAGTTGCTTTGTGGATAAAGATTTTAGTAGCTGTTACTAATCCATCAGGTACATCAGTGTTTAAAGTTCCTAGTTCAACAAGAACATCGCCATCAGCATAAGCTGTACCTGTATCAGTAGCAGCAAGTGAGCCGACGAAAGTTTGTATTTTTCTTGTTCCTAGTGAAATTAGTTGTCCAGTTGAGTTAACTGAAAAACCAGTTTCCGTGATCACTCCAGTAGAAGCTGCTTTATTGATTACATTAAAGCCACCTTCTGATCTGACCGGACCGCTATAAGTTGTATTTCCCATAATTTTGTCTCCATTTCCGTTAATATAGTCCTGAGAAAGTCTACTGCATGAGTCTATACTAACTAAATTAAATATGCAGTGCGTCGAGTATACGCTTTTAAATATAAATGTGCAAATAAAAAGGGGCCCGAAGGCCCCTTTAAATTAGTTCTTTGCGCCTAACTATTAAGCACCTGGTGAACCAAACATACCACGCCAGTCAGAAAAGCCGAAGCTGTATCTTTCTCTAGCTTTGTATCTCATATTACCAGTATCGAAGTCGCCTTCCATAGCAGTTTTAATAGCTGCTCTGTTAAACATCTTCATTCCGTTAGGAACATCTGTTTTGATGAAAAATGCATCTGTATCTGAAAGGAAGTTGTTTACCACATATCCTTGCGGTAACATTCCTTTAGAAGACAATGCATTAATGTCATTATCAGCAGTTCCAACACGTTGGTTAGACTTTAAGATTCTTTCAGCTGTAAATTGTAGCTCAGAAGGAATGATTAATTTCAATCCTCTTGCAGCAATTTTTAAGCCTCTTTCATCTTTAAACGCAGCAATGTCAATCATCGCTTGCTCAAGTGAAGTTTCACTTAAGTCAGCTGATACTGCTAGCTCATTTGACAGATCGCCCGCTCCAATTGTTGGGTGGTCTGTAGCCATTAAAGCTTTACCATCACCACCAGGGTGATTTGTTGAATCAAAGCCATTATTTAAAATGTTAGCTGCTTTGATCTGCTTTGTGTTAGCCATAGATCTTGCTAGTGCTTTAGTGTAACGCTTAGCGATGCTATCATACAGGTTATCCTCAACAGCTTCTTCAGTAATAGAAAAAGCGAGAGCAACTGTCTCGTGAGTGTAACGTGAAGTGAAAGACTCGTTTGCGCTGTCAAAAGCAACTGCAGAACCTTCTTGTTTAACTTGTGCGTTTGCAAAACCACCAAGCATCACTTCTTCTTCAAAAGCTCTGTCAGAGTTTTCGACGTCAAAGATTTCTGAGTGTTGGTTTTCGTAGTTTTTGTACTCAAGTCCGAATAAAGCATTCAGACCTGGCTCTAGCTCTTTTGCTAGTTGTTGTCTTGATATAGCCATTTTTTATGTCCTCCTGCTATTATGCGTCACCACCAGTAGTCGTAAGGTAAAGATGTTCGTTAAATTTAACGACATAATTACAATTCGCACTAGCGATGTCATTGTTTTCTGGGTCCGCTGACGGTTTAATAATTCTCCATTGTGCAGTAGCACCAGAACCAGTAACTGACGATGCAGTTGTAGAAGTAGAAACACCACTAATGGAATTTCCAGCTACACCTAATGAATCGATGTTGTTACCTTGCGCTCCTTGCGCAAGTGTTCCTCCTGCTTGCACTTCAAACAGAGTATTAGGATCGTCAAAAACGAACGCTGTTATTGTTTCACCCGTAGCCACATTAGTCTGTGTATACGTGTTTTTAAAAGTTGGTTTTCCGGATGACGGGTCTTTAGAGACGAATACACCGTTTAAAACACCAAGATTTTTAGTGCTTGTAGCCGTTCCAGCAGTTATTACACCACTAGCCATACCGACAATCATACCTTGAAATAATGTCAAGTTAGCATCGTCAGCAATTTTGTATTCGGCAGTAGCCATGTTGTTTACATCACTACCTAATTTTCCCATCGCTCTGAAACCAAAAGGGGCATCTTTGTTTGCCATATTTGTTTCCTCCTTAAAGGGTTATTGTTAAATCGATGGTTGAAAAAGATTAGTCTTTTTTCGAGCCACCAAAAGTTACACGAGTTTGTCGATCTTGATTGATCGGCATACTTGGATGCTGTTCCTTTAAGACATCGTTTTCTAAAGCTTCATTACGATCTTGCGTCATTTGATTAAAGTACGCTTCACGTTGCTTTGCGAGCTCTTCGGGTATCCTTGCCAGCACAAGGCCACCAACACCTATCACTCCTGCGTATTTACCGTCATTGACTGTTGGATAATCATAGTCTGGATATTCATCGCTTCTTACGAGATCCCATCCAGATCTAATTTTGCCCGACATGTTTTTAGTGTCATCTTGACCCATGCTCTCGGCGCGTATCCATCTGTGTCTGTAACCGTCTGGCGCAGGCGGTGCATCTAGTGATGATGGAGGAGTCCAAACTTTAGGTCTTTCTTGTTTAACCCTGGTTTGACTCACGCGGGAAGTTTTTTTAGTTTTCTTTTCCATATGCTTATACCTCCTTCGCGGCTAATTGTTTCGCATATTCTTCTAGCGGCACACCTAATCTTTTAGAAATTGCTACCTGTGAAGGTGTGAGTTTCACAGTTTTTCTGCGTCCTTTTGCGGCCGGACGTTTGGCACTTGCTACATTCTGCACTGGTGCAGATGTTGTAGATTGTTCCACTGTATCAAATTTGTGTGGGAATTCAAGTCTTATTCTCTTATCTACTTCAGAATAATATTCCGCTGATTGTGGATCAAATCCTTCTTCTTCGACAAGCTTCCTGTGTATGTCAAATGCAGTGTAAGTCATTGCATTATCAGTACCAAACCACGTATTTCTACCTGCCCAATCTTCTGCTTTTGGATCAATTTGCTGTGCAGCTTGACTAATGTCTTGCTGGTTTGGCATGTTTTGAGCCATTTGAGCATAGTTTTCTTGTGGGTTTGATGCTTTTTGCATCTTCTGTTCTTGTCTTTGTTTAAGCTGACCAAGTCTAGCATTTTCCATAGAAAGGTGTGCTATTGCTTGTTGTGCTTCGACTTGTTTATCAATATCACCAGCATCGATTGCTTCTTTGTATGCAGCTTTTGCAGCAGCCATACCAGCAGTAACTTTGCCTTCTAACTCTTTTGTGTATTGACCACCAAGTTGATCGTATTGTTTCTTTTGAGTGTCAGCTTGTTGTTGAACACTTTGTGCGTATTGAATAGCTTCTTCTTTTTGCCTTTCAGCTTCACGCATCTTGCGTGTAAGTTTTGCTATTCTTTTGTTAACACCTTCTGAGTATTCGTTAAGTTCTTCTTTTTGAACATTAGCCTGCTCGTCAGATTCCGCAGGTGCGTTAGCGGGCTGATCTTTTGTTTCTTCAACATCAACTTGCTCCTCTTCTAATGATTGTTCTGGTGTAGGTGCGTCAAGATCAATCTCTTGTTCTTGCTCATCAGCTTCACCAACGTCTATTGTCTTTTCTTCGTCTTGCATAGTTAATCCTCCTATGATTACATTGCGTGCAAGATGTCTTCGGGATTATCTATTGTCCCTAGCACCTCGTCATCGTTTAACATTCTTATCTCACCACCATCAATCTCCATTCGCGATCCTGCATATCGTGCAAAGATCACCCAATCCTTCTCCGCGCACCACGGACCGGTAGGATACTTCTCTTTATCCTTGTAACATAAATCACCCATCTTTAACACATAACCAACTTGTGTAGCTACGCGCGCGCGATCTAATGTTTCCTGTGCTATAATGATTCCGCCTTCGGTTGTTTCTTTAACCTTAAATGGCATAACAAGTATACGCCACCCAGTAGGGTTTGGTAACTTTTCTAAACTTGTGGTTTTTTCTTCTTCGTGTTCCGCAATCTTTTTTGCGTCTTCTTCTGCGTTATATTTATCTTCTAATGCGTGTGACTTTGTCATCGTTTTCTGGCTCCTTAGGGTTTAGCAGGTTAGAGAGTTCCTGTTTAATTTGATCCAACGTATGGATCTTACCGAGAATATAGTTGTATTTCTCCATACTGTCAACACCACCGCCCATTAAAACTTGGCCGTTGTTGTTTATATCTTCGTCGAGTAATCTTTGTAGTTTATATATTACGTTTATTGGATCTATAACTTCTGACATATTTTTTATACTTATCTCCTAGTTTATGCCAAAACTCATCAAGAGGATTAGCTTTTTGTTTACAGCATTCCCCCGAACGTACTTTTTCTTCCGTGTGACAAGCACACGTATCTTCTTCCCCCATGTAAGTCCCCCTTACTTTTTCTTGAAAATATCGGCTCCCTTGAGTCCGTATATGCTAGCGACCACGCCAACAAACAGCGTCTGGTACCAAAAAGGCAGATTATTAAACTGCTCAAAGAAAGCGTGCAATTTTTCCTGGATTAACGGATCGTCACTGAAGACCGACCATATTAATAAAATTACAGGCGCGCTCACGAGGATAAGGACAAATTCGTCTTTCCATCCCTTGTCGTTTGATTGTCTTACCGCCTGTTGGTACTCCACTTCCCCGTTCGCCATCTTGCTCGCGTGTAATAGTTCTGCGTCCGACATTAATATCTTCGCCTTTTGTTTATTCGCGAATATCTGAGCGCCAGTTTTTAAAACTGTAGGTAGAAGTGAGAGTAATGGTCCCATTAATTATTTTATGATTGCTATGATAATAACAGCAACAACAAGTCCTGCTGCTACTTTCCATTTAACAGGCGTGTCAGCCCATTTATTTTTTATAAGTTCGATCATGATGACCTCCTTTTTTTCTTTTTTACACCTGCTTCGCTGAGCGCGATAGCTATAGCTTGTTTTTTGTTTACCACTTTTTTCTTAGATTTACCAGATTTAAGTTTACCAGATTTATATTCACGCATTACCTTACTGATTTTAGCGTCTTTTTTCATTAATTAGAATCTTGATGTACCGCCTGTATTGCCAACATTATCTCCACCCATACTACTACCTTTACCAGATTGTTGTGCACCAGAACCACCTGCTGTACCTGGTCCGCCAGACTGTCCACGGCCTATTTTTGCTCCTGGACCTATTTTTGTTCTGTCTTTAGCAGCTTGATTAGCTAAATCTTTTTCCATAGCATCAAGAGTTTTGGTTTCTAAATCTTTAAAAGCTTTCATTGGGTCTTTAACTTTATCGTATTGTTCTGGATCAGAGTCAGTATCTGTTTTAAAACCTAAAATATTAGATATGAGGTTATCAAGTGTTTTAAAAGCGGTATAACCAGGTATTGCTTTTGTAAAATCAAAATTTCCTTCGTCGTCTGTAAAAAAGTCTTGAAACTGAGCTCCTGGTAATGTGCCCAAAGGCATATCATCACTACCGACAAATTTACCATAGGCATCAAAAAATCCTTGTTTTTTAGAATCAAACGGAGACGTTCCAAGTGTAAATTCATCACCAATAGGTCGATCCTTATATTCACCACCAAGTATGCCATCATAAGCTGAGTTTTGAAAACCAATTGTTCCATCTGGATTAGCAGAATAATCATTCTCGCTTTTCATCATTTGACCACCACCGCCAGTTAAAAGAGGTAGTATTGGCGGCATTGAAGTTATATCTTCTTCTGTTGAATCATCAAACATACCTGGGTATAAATCCATAAACGTATTATTAGCAACACCACCAGCGTCTACAACTGCGGGGATCCCGGTGCTTGGATCTGCGCTGAATATATTATTTTTGTAAGAGTAACCTAGACCGCCGTTCGCTAAACCTACGCGGCCGCCTTCATTTAAACCAATTCCCATATTTGCTAATGAAGCTAACATAGAAAGAATACTGTCGCTTCCTTGAAAATTACTTAATGCATCTAACAGTGTAATTTTTGAACCTTTGCCTGTTTTGTCTCCTCCTAAAGCGTTAAATAAAAGTCCTCCATTATCCAAACCAACACGTCCACCTTCATTCATTTTAAATGGATTAAACGGAATAGGTCCTTTACCATCAAAATAATCAGCAGGATTAAAAATACTTTGTGGGTCATAGTCAGGTGAATTTGGGTCCATATAGCTTTCTAGATAATCAGTAGCTGTTGGGCTTCCAGAAAATTTGCCTGTCATCATATCTAATAATTCGTTTGATTCAGAAATATAGTCTGGCACAGAACCACCTGTTGTGCTTATTCCAGAACCTTCTGAAACGGTATTAGTAGTGCCATCAGAGACGCCTTCTAACTCTTTCATCATGTCAAAGTAGTCTGCTAGTTTTTTCTCTTCACGTTCACCACGTTTTTTACCACCGTAGTATCCGCCAGCACCACCTATAAGTAAGCCTAGTATACCTGCTAAATTTTCATCCATTAAACTTCCCCTGACTTAATTGTCGCTTGCATATTCTTTATACCATCTTTTGCTAGTGATACACTAGCTCTAAGTTTCTGATGGTCGTCATTTTGTTCCATTTTTTCTTCTGCAAGCTCTCTGTTTTGTAACATTTTAGCTCGTTCTAGATTTAATTTGTTTTCATCCTCTTCCTCTTTGCGTTGGTTTTCACGAGCTTTTAAATCCAACTCTCTGTCCTTAAGTTTCAATAATGGATCGTTTTCAATAGTATTCAAGACTTCTTTTTCAGCTACTGCGTACTCAGCCATAAACTCAGAGATCAAAACAGCTTTTCTAGCTTCCATTTTTTGCGTTTCTTCTTGCATAGTTTTCTGTATTTCCATCATTTGTGGATTTTGTTGCATTTGTTGCATAGCTTGTGGGTCTTGTTGCATCTGTTGCTGTAATTGTTGTAACTGTTGTTGCAACATCTGCATTTTTTGTATTTCTTCTGCAAATTCCATCTCAACTTGCTCTTGTGCCATCAATTGTATGTGTTGCATGCAGTTTGTTTGCAGTGCAGTGAGTGCAGCGGGGTTATTTCTAACTACAAGTGTACCCATAAACTGTAAATGCGACTTCATGTGTGCTTGATGGTCCTGTTTTGGGAATGCTTGGAACTTTTTACCACCTAAAGCCATAATATTCTCCGTTGCAGGGTCTAAAGGTTGCGGTGGAGTCGGTGGTGGTAGTAAAACATCAATATCTTTGACCCCTAATGCCTCATACATGTGTCTGTATGCATGATAAATGTTGTGCATTTTAGGATTTGTCTGTGCTAACTGCAGTTCTGACTGTGCAATACTAATTCTTTGCGTTTGTGAGAAGATATTAGGGTCTGCAATCGGTATAATGTCGACTCTTTGGTCAAAATCAGCTGCAAAAATTTCTCTTCTACCACCTACAATGTCGTATGGGTATGCTGGTGGCAGGTAAGTTACAAAACAATCTGCCAATAACATAAATTCGTTCTTCATTGATGCGTATAAACGTTTGTGTATCGCTGACATAACCCGCGATCCACGCTCCAAGAGCGCAACTGTCGTGCCCACGGCTGCCGATTGATTACCATCACCCACTTGCATATCAGCAATGCTCGCGAATCGCTGACCGGATTGTACAACTGTACTTAGTAGTGACAATAATGTTTGGTTAGGACCGTTAAATGGTAACGGCATAAATGCATCTTTTAGGTTTCCACCAGGTGCATCTACGTCACGGAACTCGCCCGGCTGCAACGGTTGAGCTTCGTCTCTAACGCGGATGCCTCGCATTTTGAATCCGGCCGGTAGATTTGACAAGGTGCCGGCGTCTAAGAGTTGTCTTAGCGCAGCTGTAGCGGTTCTTGATAGACCGCCTATCATGTGTATTAGGCCGAACCCGTAAAATCCGAGTCCTGGTAGGAATTTGAAATGAACAAAATATTCTTTACGTCTTTTTGACGGATTGTTTTGTTCAAAATTTCTTCTGACTGCAAGAACAGTACTTGTCTCTTCGTCGATCGTTACGATGTACGGAAGTTTTAGTCCTGTTGGTTCTCCAGTCTGTGGGTTCATATCTTCAAACCCTTCAAGATCTAAATTAAGGTGACATTCTAACAGCGTGTGTATTTCTTCGTTATTGCCTCTTGATGTTCCTTCTATTTTATCTTTTGTATCTTTTACATCACCAGTGTCTGACAGCGAGCCTTCTCCAATGTCAACATCTTTATAAAAACCTGCTAACTGTTGTCTACGCAATTCGTTATCTGACATTTTAATTGTGTGAATAATAACTTCTGCATCTTCTAGTGAAGTTGCGTTGTATGGTACAACTAAATCTTCTGCTGGTACAAATTTAGACACACAACGTCCAAGAGATGCATCGTAATAAACTTTTTTAAATGTAGAACCTGACAACGGTAAGTTAAATAACATTTGATCAAACTCTGGCTCGTATTCTTTCATCTCGCACATGATTTGATAGTTCATGTAATCTCTAACTCTGTCTGCTTGTCTTTGTCTGTCAGCATTTATCATGCCTACAACTTTTGTTCTAACAGGTCCGTCTGCAGGTAATAATTCTTTATATGCTAGTGATTGAAACTGTGTAACTGCTTCTGCAAGCACAGGGTGTGTTGCACCTGATGCACCTTGGAATGGTTCTGATCTGTTTTCGTATTTAAAACCTAACAGGTCTAAACCTTTTGTGTATGAATCTTCCCAGTCTGCTCTTGAACTTTTGTACTCGTCATAGTTTTCTTCTAGGTCAGCTGAAATCTCAGATAACACTTCTTCGTCTAAAAAATCTGCTAAGTTAGCATCGTGCTCTTGTGCGCCTGCCATCATTTCTGCAGCAGGATCAAAATTTATTTCTGCTCCACCATCTTCAGTCATTTCTACATCAACGTCACCACCCTCTTGGAATTCTTGTGGTTGTTCTGCCATTAGTTCTACTTCTTCGTCGTATACTGTTTGTGGAACTTTGAGTTGGTTTTCTAGTGCTTTATCTATAGCCATTATTTTCTCCTAAATAAACTTCCCATGCCGTCTGACGCTGGGCCTTTTAATGGCGGTACTGTACCACCGTTTGCTTTTTTTGTCTTTGGTTTAAATGGTATTATCTTTGCTGATTCTGTCACATCTTTTAAAAATTTAGTTGGATTGTTTTGAACATCACGCGATACACCATACTCATCAGCCATGTAACCCATAAAGTTTTGAAAGTCTCCTCCATCAACATTATAGTCTTTCATGGAGTCTTCTATTTGATCCATCATTTCTTGACGTGTTTTATCTGGTAGCATGCTATAACGTTGTCCAGACAATACATCTTCGTATAAATCAAATAGTTCTGCTTCTGGGTTTCCTTGTCCTCTAACTTTATTTATTTTATAGAGTTCTAAATCAAATTCTTTTTTCATAGCTTCTTGAAATTCGTCCATGCCAACCATTTTAACATTTTGTTTGTACGTTTGTTTTGCACCAAATGGTTTTACACCACGGTTTGCAAGCTTAGCGGCTTCCATAATACCTTTACCGATTAAACTACCACCTGCAAACATACCTACACGTCCGCCTTGGTTAAAGTTACCTTCTCCTTGTTGGTACAACATTTCAAGCATGTCATCAGGTAGTTCTTCACCTGTATTATAAAAATGATTTGCTCTTATTTTTTCTTTGTCAATTAATTTAAAGAACACAGCTTTTTGTTCGTCATTGTATCGTGGTGAGTCTTGCACCATTTGTTCTAGTTCACGGATTGTCATTGTGTCTAGTGGTGTAGCTTTTGTACCATCTGCTCTGTCTTTTAGTATTCTCTCAAGATCTGTGCGCGGATCTCTGATCACGTTTTTAGCTTGTTGTATGTCAGCTGTTTTAGCTGGGTCCATACCCATGTTTGCTTTTGGTCTCATAAGCAATAATTCTTTTATGTCTTGCTTTAGTTTTGGGTCTAATAAAGCGTTTAAAGCTTTGCTAGATATTCCTCCAGACATCATTCCAACACGCCCACCATCTGCTTGTTTAGTTCTAGCTAGTTTAATTTTTCTAATCATTCTTTCTAGTGCTGCAGTTGGTTCAAAGCCGTCGTCTATTTCACGCATAAACATATCAACTGCTTCGTTCTTTAATTTTTGTTCGTCAAGTAAGAACGTAGACTCAGTCAACATATTTTTTGATTGTGATTCCATATCACGCATTGCTTTTAAAATT